CTCACGCTCTGTCTCAAGCATCTGCCTCATTGAGCTTTCGATTTCCTTCTTCGCACTATCCATTCGCTGCTGAATTGTTTGCGACGCAGACTCCCAGGTTTGAAGTTCCTGCTGGTAGAACGACTGGCAGTTCTTCAAATGCTGAAGTCCGACCTCACTGCTACAGATGGGGCATTGATTCATGTCATGCTTCACAGCAACGTCGACGATACTGATGGCGCTTACGACGTTCTCACCGATGTGGGGTAGCTGCTTCTTCAGTTCTTCCCATTGCCTTGTTGCCGTCTTGCCGTTGTTGTCCCAAGCATCGCGAGCGGAACTCAACTGAGCCAACTTCTGATCTTTATCTTCCTGCGACATGCCTGCGTTGGCCGCTCGGATTGAAGCATCCAAGACTTCACGCGCACCGGAAACCGCAAACCGCATGCGGCTCATGTCTTCTTCTGTGGGTCGAGTCTCGACGGAATCCCCAAGGTTGTTGAGGATAAGCTCCGCACCTTTGACCTCCTTTGAGATCTCACGCGACCGAGAGGCTGCATACTGCGACACTTCAATGAGAGCCTCAGTTGCTGTCTTGTTGCGACCTTTGTGTTTCGCGATGTCCTTATACTTGGGATGCAACGCAGACGGCAGGTACCCCAACACGTCAGCGTCATCTACGGTCGAGCTTGTCCATTGGAGGAACGCTTTGCGTGCAGTCGCTGCTGATCCCGAGAGTGCGCTCGCGACCGAACGATGGACCAAACTTGATGCCCCAGGCCCATCATGCGTAGGGCGCTTGGCCTTACCGTTTTCTCGATGCGCGTTGTAGTTAGCCACGCTGCCGTCACTAAGTCTTGCTGTAATCCCAAGCTCGTCTCCTGGTGCCAGTGTGAGTAGCAGTGAAGCATCGGTGACGACACTCCGACCGACAACGTCATCTGCTGAGCCAGACAAAGCCAACTCCACAGATTGTATGACTGCACTCTTGTGGCTCGTGTTGGAACCGTACAAAAGTGTTTTAGGTCCAAGGTCCAAAGACCAAGGCTCCCCCTCGTCACGAGGTGATTTTAGATTGCTATAGACATTCTCAACGTATGGTCGCGTAGACATAGATCCTCCTGTTACGCTTGATTTTGGTAACCCTATAAAAGTCTTACCAGTGTGTCAACACTTAAAGTCTAACCGTGCCCATGCGAGCCAGTCTTCTTCGGGCAAAACTTTAATCGAGTCGACTTGATTGAACTTATCCGTGGCGGGGCACCACGAGTAAACATGCTTGCCTTCAGTCAAAAACCCCTCAACAATTTGAGCCGTCGCTTTACCGACAGTGGGGTTCTCGTTGTCTGAGTACATGGGGATAATCACACCGTGAAACATAGGTGTTCCACGAAAGTCTTTCCCGTGCGGAACATCTCGGCACCATGCTTTCCACCCGCCCAGTGCTGACGATCTCGTATCGTAGTCATCGCGACCAGAAATTACTTTTGTTTCCCAGCCGTCTAGCACAAGAGACCTTCCGATCTTTGCGCACCACTGCTCAATTTCTTCCACGCCATCCCGTTTGGAATGAGCGAGGAACCACTTCGATTGATTCATGTCCTCTCCTATATGTCTTTAAGGCTGCGTCCGACTTCAGCCTCGGCAGTCATCGTAACATCCCACCCAGGAATAGTCACGGTCATGCACTCCTCTACTCTTTTTCGAGCAGCCTCCAACTCTGGTGGCAGAGGCTCTCCGTCTATCGGTTTCCAGTCTGGCGGAAGATGATCCGGCAACGGTATCTCTACGGCAATGGAGTCGTGGCATTGATGAATCATGCCGGTGCCTTTGCCCCAATTGTCGAATGGGAACTCATCTATAATCGCCTGCTCTGCCAGCCTCATGATTGATGACTCAGCAGCGAGTATCGGGAAGTTCACGACTTCATTCTTCTTGCCATCTGATAGTGGCCCCGAGCGACGACCAAAGACAGGCTCCTCCATAAAGCCTTGCTGGTCGTACTTACCCAACATCTGAGTCCAAGCGTCCTGCCATTCGGGCTCTGCCTTCAACCATTTATTGTGGAAGTGGCGAACCTCTCGTGGTTCAAACTTTAGATAAGGCATCCTGCCGTCATCAGTCTCTGTGCTTGTGAGCACCTGCCAAACTGTCATGGGATCGGCCCAGTAAATCGACGCGTACCGGAAGGTCTTCATGACATCGCGCATTGCTTTTGCTTCGCCGCCGCCAGGTTTTCGATCAAGGCTAAAGCCATCGGGTCCCCAACCACTGGCATTCTTAAAGTCGTTGCCGAAGACATCGTAAGCCAGCAAGTTGTGGGGATCCTTGCCTGTAGCGAAACACTCCAGGAGTCGGGGTATCTGCCAGTAGCAAGCCGTGATCCTCAAGTGTGCCTGATCAAGGTCGGCCCCTACAAGTATTCGTCCTGGTGGCGCGCAGAAGATTGACTTCAGTCGCCCCTGACCCTTCCGGTTGCCAATGTTCTGGAGGTTTGGTCCTGAACTTGATAGTCTTCCTACGCTGGTAACGTGGGCATTCCATGTGGATCTTACGCGACCGTCGGTGTGAACCAATCCCTTATCTGGGTCTTGGCTTCTGCGTCTAAGCGGAACCAATACCGTACCCAGAATCTTATTCTTCTCTCTTCGGTAAAGTCGAAGCTCCTTTAAAAATGACTCTTGATTACTGTTCAATTGACCCGATGCGAGGTGCCCGCGAATCACCGCGTCACCCGTACCTGGAGCCCCAGTCTCCGTGTAAAACTCATTCGTACTCATCGAGGCTGGAATGCCCAGACCCCAAGAAGTATATAGAAGCTTTCGGATCTGATCGACGCTCCCAGGATTAAAGTCGCCGTCGACGAAACTCTGTAAGTGCTTGCGCCGTTTCTTTACTGAGACCTCGTACTCGAACTCAAGAGAGCTTCGGAGTTCTTGGTCAATCCAAACTCCTGACTTGTGCATTCCTACGCACATGTCTTGCGTCGCGTGGTCAATCTCATTCAGATTCCATGGACGCCCCTCTGACCAAAACGCTGGCTTCAAGCCTTGTTGAATTGGTTTGAAGGCTCCCATCTCAGAGGACGCGTCGATAAGTGGTACCGTAATTCTTGCGTTCACAACAGTATCGATAATGTTGTAGCGAAGAAGTTCAGTGTCGTCCTGACTCCCCGTTGAGATCTTTGTCCCCTTCTCGGTAGTCTCCCATCGCTCAACGTCTGTAAGAACGGAGCCAATGGTCTTCAAACCTTTAGGGAGGTCGGGTGCTCGGAACCGTGCATGAAACAACGTGTCCACAAGAGGAGCAGGCGTGACGCCCAGTTGAGTCTCAACGACCATGCGGTCGTAGTAGCCAGCATTGTGACCGACCCATACACGCCCATCAGTAAAGGCGTCGACAAGAATCTGGCGAATCCTACGCTCTTGCTCTGGAGGGTAAATGCGGGTGACCCCATCCGTAGACAGGATCCCAACCCCAACCGCTCGGCACACCTGAGACGGCGGCCCACGAGAAGCCTTGCCTTCATCATCAAGATCAGGAATGGCGATAGCGATCGTTCTAAGATTGCACTCCAAAGGTTCGATGCCGTCTGTCTCAACGTCGTAAGCCCAGAATGGAGCCGGTTGAGCCAGGAACTCCTCCAACTCTTCGGGAGTCGGATTCATCATCGACTCAGGCTCAATCCACCTGAGCGTATCGTTGAACCAACGCGTCGCCTTGGATATGTCAGACTCAATGACGGGCCTCCAATTAGGGGCTCTCGTCACGTAATGGGGCGAAAACGTTGCCAACATCTTCTTGTTGGTTGGCTCAAGACTCCACAACCAATCGTCGTCGATGTACATGGGTCCACCGCGAATGCCGTGGATGCTGCCTGACTGACCTGAGAGGGCGCGTACAGCGGTCTTGCCGAACGCAATAAACTTGTCGTACTTGTTGAGTACGCCCAGCAGCCGAGGCTTGCAGCACTCAGCGGGATGAGGGAGTGGGTCCTTGCCTTGACTGATGCGCTTCTTGTTCAGCCGGTCCAGAGACTTCTCCATCCGATTCCAAGCACCGCCCTCTTTCCCCGGTGGCTTGCACGCGATGACGTTGTCCAAGTCAACGTGAGACCGATTCATCCCCGCCGTCGCCAGAAACCGAGACCACTCACCTGCTGCGGTCCCCATTATGGGCCGGCCGTGATTAATGTCTTCTGCCCTGGGAGCTTCTCCAAGCGCTAAGATCTTTGCACCTGGATGAAACTCACCCATGACGGGACGCCACTCATCTTTTTGTAGCGCCCCGTTTGGGCCGAGAGGGCACTCATCGCAACGAGCACCGCATTGTTTTGGATTAGTGTTCATAAAAAATAAGGCATCTATTCAACCACCCACATGCCTACCTGCTGGGCCCTTAGGGGCACAGGGAGCCCCTTGGTTTATTCGACTTAGCTAACGATACCTTGTGCGGCGCTCGCGGGAGGTGGCAGAGACACTCCAGCAGATGGAACCGGAGCCCCATTAGACACCGCAGGCTTTGCTGCTGCCGAAGGAGTGGTCGCAGAAACAGCGGGCTTCGATGCGTTCTTCAGAGCTTCGAATTGCTTCCGGTTCAACCACTTACCGATTTCGTTGTACGATCCTTGGACACCCTTCTGGCCAGGAATAAACTCAACGTGAGCCTTGCGGCCACCATTCTGTGCCGTGAGGAACCAGTTGGTGTTGATCTCGCTTGCGCCTTCAATGTCCGCAGCAGAGTAACCAAGAGACTCCAGAATCGAACGAAGAACGGCCATGCGTCCGCGCAGTTGCTTGTCGGTGAGGTCCGTCAACATTGCACCTGTGTCGTCGAATGGAACGCTCAAGAAAGAGAACATTTTAAATCCGTTCTCAAACTGAACATAGACTCGACGAGTTGTTGCCTTATCGGTTGGGGTGCGCTCAATGTTGACGATGCTGACCTCGTAGTAGCCCGCTTCGGGTACGGAAGACCCAAGAGCGCTGATTCCCTGAAATGCATTACCTGATACTTTGATAGCCATGATGGCTCCTTGTTTTATTAGTTAGTTGGTGGTGGAGGTGGAAGGCTCGGAGAAGAATTACTCTGAGCTTCCTCGTTGGAAAAATCAAACATGGATTGAGTCGACTGCTGCGCCAACACACCACGAGCGATGCCGTCTTGGCATGCCCAACGAAGATGTAAACGATTGTCAGTCCGACCCGACACGGCTGATTGAATCGCTTCCGACACATCAACCCCGTTCATAATATCATCTGCGACGGCTTGAGCAACGTCATCCTGCCACTCAAGACCTTTCAGTCGACTGAGCTTGTAGTTACTTTGACTGGCTCGAAGAATCTCTCGCAAGTTTCCTGGAGTCTTGGCGTAGCAAGTACCTGTACGATCTCCCGTCACCCAATCAGGATTCGTCGGATCGCAGTAGTAGATGCTTGGAAACCAAGGGTCTGGGTATGTCGGGTCAATCATTGCGCGTACGTTAATGTCGCACCATGCAGGTAAAGTCTCTACTTGATTACGAGAAGGCACATCAGGACCGCCAGGGCAGAACCGACCTTCAGCATTTGTACCTGGCATCCGCTCATGGAAGTTCATCAACAAATGAACACCGAGATAACGAGACGTGTGAGCAACCTCCAACAGGTGCT